TGCTTGCGAATTTCGTTTTTGCTCATCCTAATGACGTGCGTAACCCGCTCAGCAGAAAGAATGTCAGAAGCCTCGTAAGGAACGATCAAGTCTTCTGGGGCGACGAACTTTGAAACCGCTCGGCTCATAGATTGGTCGTAGTAAACCTTCTTGAACGCGCTACCCGCGATGGGAAGATAAAACAAAAGCATGTCCAGCTCTGGGTCATATTCCTGCATCACGTTCATGATGTAGAAATTCATGAAATTGGCAACCCTTTGAGATTGCATTTCAATTTCGGGCGTGCGAGCGCCAACAATCTCAGTCTTAACCGGTCCTTGCGCTGGCAAAAGCTCTTTATAAGCCTGCGCCTGGAACTGAGTAACGCTTTCTGCAAGAATTGGATGAATTACGCCAGAAGACCCTTGGAACGGTTGAGATCTTGCTTCGTCAAACTTCATACCGAGGTACTTCAACCCTTCAACATAGGTCTTCTCCCACTCAGAACGACTTTCTTTGTCCGAATCAATAGACTCCAAGACATCGTTTGCAAGCTTTCCAAGGTCTGATTTGTCGAGAAAATCGACCAAGTTTGAATCGAACGGGGTTTGAATCGGCTCTGGAGCGGCGCTAATCTCTTCGTCAATCAGTATTTCTTCTTCGTCCACCAATATTTGGGCAGCACCCCTGATCATATCTTCGCGACTAGGATCTGGCGTTACCGTCATCTCTCGCGACATAGGAATGACATCTGGATCGTTTTCAGTGCCAAGTATTTTATCAATAGCCATTAGTAGTATACCTGTCTGTTTCGAGGCAAGAATTTTGCCTCGTCCTGATAGTCATTTTCAAGAGCAATAAAACCGCCCTGCCTAAATCTCATAAGCGCCATTGTAGCACTGTCGCAAAAATCATCATGGTCGCCATACGGAAAACTTGCCATTTCCTCAATAACTTCTTCGGCAAAGTTGTCGTCTGGTGCCCAAACCATAGAGGATTCAAACAATGGCGCGACACTGTTCATTCTCGCAATCTTATCCTGCCCTCGACTCGGTGTATAGGCTGTGACGGGTATGCCCATCCGCCTTAATTCTTGCGTCAACGGCGTACCAGAAGCCTTTGCCTCAACTAGAACACAATCTGGCTCCCAGTATTTGTACTCGTCCATAGCAATCTTTTTAAGCTCTGGGAAATCGACACGAAACCGCTTAGCATCAAGCAGGATTATGCAGTCAGGCCCGTCAATCTCTGGTGTAAATACCCCCCAAGTCGTGATGGCGGAATAGTCGGCAGTTTCTTTTTTGCTAAAGGCGGTGTCATATGACTGAATGACATAAGAATAGGCTGGTATATAGTCTTTTTCCCAAACTTCCCACCATTCTCGCTTAACGATTGATCCTGATGCAGCGGTTGGATTCTGCATCCACTGGCTGTTCCACTTTGCAATAGGGAGAGAAGCTTTTACGCTTAGAAGCTCCTCCTTCTTCCAGTATTCTGGCCAGAGAGGTTCTTCTGTTTCTGGCATGATCGCTGGAAATTCTATTATTTCCCACTGATCGGCGTGTTCTTGGTTTTGGTGCTTAATCACTTTTCCAACCAAGTCCTTAGTGCTCCATCGTGTCATGACGATCACGATGATACCTCCTGGCTGCAAACGCTGACGGGGACCAGACGTATACCATTCGTAAACCGAGTCCATCGCGGTTGAAGAAAGCGCGTCTTGCTCCGATATTGGATCATCAATGATCAGCAAATCAGCACCACGACCGGTTATCGCACCACCTACGCCTGAGTAAAAAGATTCACCACCCTCATTCGTAGTCCATCGGCCTGCTGACTTGTTATCTGATTGAAGCTTTAGCTTAGGAAAAACTTCTTGAAAGTCTTCAGAGTCAATGATGTTTCGCACTCGACGGCCAAATCGGACGGCAAGCTCGGCGGTGTGAGTCGTTTGAATAATTTTTAAATCGCCGCGAAGCCCCATCATCCAAGCTGGAAAGTAGGTGCTGGCAAATTCAGATTTGGTATGGCGAGGCGGCAAGCACACAATCAATCGCTTCAATTTACCTTGAGCAATTCGGTTGAACTTTTCGCCAATTATCTTGTGGTGCCGACCCTCGACAAACTCTGGCCACATGTGCTTCACAAAATTTATGAAATCACCCTGGCAGTCGTCTTGTTTTTCGAGTTGGCCGTATTTATTAAGCAGAGAAAGAGCTTCTGCTTTTTCCGCATCAGATAAAATATCGAAATCTTTTAGCGCAAGCTCAGACATGACTCCAATCTTTGTTCTTGAATAACAGCGCCTCAGCCTCTCTTCTGCGGACTAGACCGTTGACAACTTTGCCAGCAGCCTTATTCCATCGGCGCATTTCAGATGGTACTTCGTCAAAACTACTGTCGTTTAAACGCTTCAACATGGTTGACGACCTAAGATTACTTGGACCCAAGTTGTAAGTCCACGCAACCAAAGCGTCGAATTCATTTTGTTCCAAAGGGACGCCTATTGCTTTTTCAACGTATCCTTCAAACTCTTCCAAATCTTGCGCAAGCATTCGATCAGCATCTGCTTGGCTGCAAGTATCGCCTTCTTTAACCTTGTTAGTATGCCCATACCCAATCGTCCACACGTCTGCAGAGCACTGGTAAGCATCAAGCTCACAGCCCTCAAATTTTTTAATTAAGGATATACCTTCTTCGCTAGTTTTCATTAGTCATGCTTATGAGAGGCACCGTAGTAAAAAGATATAATACTGCTGACAATCCCGCCAAGATAGCCGAGAACAAGGTTAACAATACCGTCATCGTTAGCAGTGGGGTCTTGTAACGTGACCAGAGCAATATAGCCGCCGAAAAAGAATACGAGCGCGACTGCAATAAACTTTGGAGTCCAATCGCCCTTAAACGTTGAGCGAGCGTGTTGGATATCTTCTGTTTCGAGTTTGAAAACATCCACATCCAGCTCCTTCATTCTGGTCTTAAAGCCTAATTCCGCATTTTTAATTTCAGCAAGCTGCTCTGGTGACGCAGCCTGAACCGCCTGTTCAATACTATTTTCATCAGGCTTGCACCCCAAAACCGAGGCTATCGTTTGAGCCGCTGCGCCGCCTAAAGGTCCGCCGAGCGCTTGGCCAATAGTAGGTGCCAGCGTACCGATTAAACCTTTGATTGCGTTAAACTTCATTTGGTCAAAACCAATCCAACAATCGCAATTAAAGAAGCAATCATTACGGGGTAAATCCCCCAGATCATCTTCTCTAACTTGTCAAATCGTTGAGACCCTGAGTCTAGCCGCTCTTTGATTGAATCGTATCTCAATGCGCATTCCGCCTCATGAATATCAATCTTCTTTAGAGCTTTGTTCGCGTCAGTCTGAGCCATTATTCTTCAGCCGCTTCCTGTTCCGATTCTTCAACCGCTTGGATCGAGTCGCGCAGGGCGTTCTCGCGAAAGCCTAACGCAACCTGTAAATTAACACTTTGCTGCTGAGCTGCCGCAATCTGATTCCGCAAATCACCAAGCTGTTTGCGCAAGTTAACCACCTCGATGTAGTGAACCTTCGAGTCGTTTCCGAGTTCATTTACGTCATACTCTTGATCGCCAATGCTTAACATTACCGGTTGCTGCTCTTGTTGCTCACTCATACCTTTTCCTAGTTTAACGGATTTGAAAGATAGTCCATTCCAGACCAAAGGTCATCAATCTCAGTATCTATCTTTTTTAGTTTATCCTCAATGCGATTACGGTCAAATTGACCATCTTTGAGAGCATTTGTTGCGACCTCTGCCGCAGCAACTACGCCCCGCATGCTCTGAATGTCGTTTTCCAGCTTAGTTACTTTGTCGCCAATTAATAGTAGCTTACTCTGTTGCTCTGCAATAGTTTGCAGACTTACGCCCAAAGTTGCAAGTTTACCTTGCAGTTGACTGACATCATTTACCTCTAACTCTTGCTTGATTAACTCAATCTCGCTTTTTAGATCTTGCTCTGCGGTCAACAGTTTTTCCTCTAGCGGCCCCAGTTCTGGAATATCAAGTACTTCTAGCGCCTCAAGCCTGCTATACAAGCTGCTGGCTGTCCACACACCTCCACCGATTGTAGTCGAAAGAGATAGCAAGATGGCGATATACACACCCTTAAAGCTGACCCCGCCTATCGTTAATTCTGCATCCTCAAGGCTCATGGGTCACAATCTTCCCGGAACATAAAGCACTGATATCCAAGAGCTGTTGGCCCCGTCAAATACAGTTCGCTCTGCGCCCCAGCGGCAAGTATATCGGATTCACTGAGATAAAAGTTCATGCCGAAGCTGCCTTGGCGATTATCAATGTAAACAGCGCTCAAGTTGTTAGTTCCAGCGTAAGCTAAGCTTACCCACGCCTGGTCTTGACTAAAGGTTAACGTGCCGAGGTCCGCGTTAGAGTTGTTATCCTCCGCCCCCTGCTGCAAAAATTCTACAGCCTCTGCGTTAGCAGCTACGCCAAGGTAGGCTGATGCGTTATTGCCGTGTTCTTCGATGTCATCAAGCGATTGGTTATAAGTGTCCACCTCGTCAGAAGTGATGGTTAGTGCTGACCCGTTTGCAACAACGTACTCTTGTACTGCCGCCTTATCATCAGGGGTCTCAGCCTCTGCTGCAATTTCTGCGACCTGGACCACAGAAATCATTTCGACCACAACCTCCGTGAACTCTGAAATCGCGTTATCCATTAGCTCTAATTCGTTAGCCGCCTGAGTTTCAAGTAGCG